CCGAAACAAGCGCTTTGCGCGACCAATTAAGAAAAGACGCGTATTTCTACAAGGAAAGATTAATCGTTCATCTAATGGCTGATAATGGCACGAAATATCCGGAATATATTGAAACGAGTTCAAGTCCCGGACATTGTTCCGAAGACATGACAAAGGATCGAAGCGGTTACACGCCGATAAATTTTATTATATGAAGTTCAAAGCATCGAAGGAACAAATCGAAAAGCTAAAAATATATTTAAAGAATGGAAAAAACAATCAACCAGTTAAAAAGGGAATTCGAAATAATAGCGACCGAACACCGTCAAATTAACGATTTCTTTTTTGGCGATTTTCTTGACGCCGTTTCACGCGATGCCGTTAAATTTCCGATAATGATTGTGACTTTGCAACCTGGAACGATTGGTGACAATTTTGTCGGAGTTAATTGCATTATTTCAATTGCTGATAAGTACAATCTTCAAGAATATCGACAAATCGATGAAATTCATTCCGATTGCTTATCCATTTGCAAAGATATTCACGTCACTTTCAAACAATGGCGATTTGAAGAATTCTTGGATATTCAAGGAACGATTTCGACAACGCCATTTATTAACCGTTCACACGACGTGACGGCCGGTTGGACGATGAACATGGCCTTGAATATATACGATTACGAAAATTGGTGCGAAATTCCGTTTGACAATTACGATTTTGAGAACAATTAAACATAATATATAGATGAACAAGCATTTAAGATCATTGTCGGTTGCGTTTTTCATTGCCAGTTATGGAACGGCAATAGCAATGTATTTCGAAGAACCTTTATTCTTGAAGCTTGGTGGCGTCGCGCTTGGATTGTTCTTGACATTCCAGTTGATTGAAAAATTTGAAAACAATAATTAATGAAATTACAATTATATATATTACTCGCGAACATCCGTTTGTCATTTACGAAATTGCTTGCGGTTATTGGCGCGTTTTTTTTACCAATATCCGGAATTTTATTCTTGGTTGGATTCGCAATTCTTGTTGACACCTTGACCGGACTTTGGAAAGCAAAAAAATTAAAGATTCCAATTACATCGCGAAAATTATCGGCGGTCATTTCAAAATTATTTTTATACGAACTTGCGGTCATCGGATTTTATTTAATTGACTTTTGGATTTTAAACGATATAGTCAAACAATTCTTTTCCGTTGAATTAATGTTGACGAAAATACTTGCATTGGTATTGGTTTCAATCGAAGTCATGTCCATTAATGAGAATTATTTTTCCATTCGTCAAATCTCGATTTGGCAAGGAATGAAATCATTATTCGCCAGGGCTAAAGAAATTAAAACCGACATAAATGGAATTAGATCAAACCAAGATAGTTCAACACCGATTATCTAACGACCAATTTTTTCAAGACTTTCACGAAAAAAAGCAAATTTATTTGCATCACACCGCTGGCGGTGGCAATCCGGTATCGGTTGCGAAGTTTTTCCAACAAAAGGAAGGAAAGGTCGCGACGGCATTCGTGATTGGTGAAAAAGGAACAATCGTTCAATTATTTTCGTCAAAGCATTGGGCATATCACCTGGGGTTGAAACCGGAAGTCTTCGCCGAAAAGGGAATCACTTATCGAAGCTTGGACAAAATATCAATCGGAATTGAAATATGCAATTACGGGCCGCTAAAAAAGCAAAACGGCAACTTCATCAATTATGTTGGTGGCAAAGTTGACCGCTCGCAAGTTACCGAGTTAAACGGAAAATATAAAGGTCACATTTGGTGGCAAAAATACACCGATGAACAAATCGAATCAACGCGTCAATTGCTTGTTTATTTATGCGACACTTACGGAATAAGCAAAGAATACAATGATTCGATATTTGACATCGACAAGCGCGCTTTGCGAAGTGAAAATGGAATATTCACGCACAATTCAGTTCGTCACGACAAGTCCGACATTTATCCATGTCCGCGAATGATTGAAATGTTGAAAAACTTATGAAAAAATTAATTGTATTTTTAAGCGTTTTGACGATGTTTGGTTGTTCAAGTGAACGAATGGCACAATATCATTATAAAAAGGCCTTAAAACACGGCTTGAAGCTTGTCCAAGATAGCGACACGATACGAATTGCAACCGTTGATTCGGTTGCGGTAATACGATTTGATACGCTGCGATATGAAAAAATAATTCGTTACCGCGATTCGGTCATTTTTTTTAGAAACGTTTATGTTCCGAAGACGCGTTTTCAAACCAGGATCGAATATCGCTACAAAACGCAAGTTGTTAAACAAGATGTCTTGAAATACAAATATATTTATAAAGATTCCAAAGAAAAGCGCAAAGAAATTCAACAAGAAAAGCGCAAAAGGAATTGGAGTTTATTTTTTTGGGGTTTTTTAGTCGGATTCGTGACGTTTCTAATTTTGCGAATCGTTGATAAATTAAGACGAATCGTTTAATGAACAATTTTCGACCAAGATTGAAGCCGGATGAAGCCGAAGTTTTGGAAAAATACCGGGCAATAAAACGCGAATCCGAACAATTCGGCCTTGACGAAAAGAACGTCAAACATGGTTGGATCAAGAATAAAACCGCATCGCTATTCTTTAAGAATCCGAACTTCAAGACCGAAGATCAACAAGGATTCGAAACGATGAAACAAGAAATCATTGATTCGATTTCAAACCACGTTCCGAAATACATTCCAATTGATCGCGAAGAAGTGATTGAAGGTCATTTGTTGGTCGTTGATCCGGCCGATATTCACATCGGTAAATTATGCGAAGCTTTCGACACCGGCGAAGATTACAATTGTCAAATCGCGGTTCAACGAGTTCGCGAAGGCGTTCAAGGAATCATTCGAAAGGCGAAAGGATTCAACATCGACAAGATTCTTTTCATTGGTGGCAACGATATACTTCACATCGATACACCGACGCGAACCACCACCGGCGGAACAAACCAAGATACCGACGGCATGTGGTATTCGAATTTTTTAACCGCAAAAAAATTGTATGTCGAAATTTTAGAAATGTTGCTGCCAATTGCCGATGTTCATTTTACCTTCAATCCTTCGAATCACGATTACATGTCCGGGTTTTTCTTGGCCGATGTCATTCAAACCTGGTTCAAAGATTCAAAGAACATAACTTTTGATTGTTCGATTTCGCATCGCAAAGGTTTTTTATATGGAAAGAACTTGATTGGAACGACGCATGGCGACGGCGCAAAACAACAAGACTTGCCATTGCTTATGGCTGCCGAATTTCCGCTTGAATGGTCACAATCAAAACATCGTTACGTTTACACTCACCACATTCACCACAAATCGGCGAAAGACTACGTCGGAATCACGGTTGAATCTTTGCGATCGCCGTCCGGATCGGATTCCTGGCATCACAAAAAAGGATATTTATCAATCAAGGCGGTCGAAGGATTCATTCACCACAAAGAATTCGGCCAGGTGGCACGATTGACGCATATATTTTGAAATAAATGTCCAGTTTTTTGCACAATAAACTTGACAAATATATCGAGCAAAATTAAGTTTATTAAAATTATTTTGTCGCAAATATCTACTATATTTGTGACACAATTTGACTAATATATTATCCAATTAACCGCCATTTGTCACGTTTTGGCCAATATATGTGACATTTTTTTCCAACATAACCGGCATAAAACCGATTTAGTGACGGAATTTTACATTATAATTTACAAAACAATCGTCTTTCGTTAATTATATTTAGCTTTATTCAGGCGATGACCTTATTTAATTAAAATTTTTTAAGGTTTTATCCTTAATTTTCATGTTCAAATTATCGCCTTTTCTATACATGACCGCGTTTTGTGTTCATTCCTTATTTAGAATGATTATTAATAGTGCATTATTTAAAAAAAATGTTGATAATAATTTGCATATATAAAAATACCGCCGTAGATTTGAAAAATAATTTAAACTAAACAACATGACAAACCAAGAAAAAAATTACGAATTAAAATTTAACGGCGCGAATGTACTTGAATCATTTGAAAAATTAATAAGACAAAAAAACGCTAAAAAATTTATTAAGACATTAAGTAAGACATTTAATGAATCACAAACAACAACTTTAATAAAATTACTTTCTGATTACGAAAAATTTTTAAAACTAAACGACTAAAAAAATGAAAGAATTCATCGCAACACTTGACTTTTTAGAAAAGCAACAAGAGGAAAATTCCTTGACAACTTATCAACTGCACATCATTATTCAAACAATGACGACATTTATAAAAGATGAAGATTTGAAAGAAGTTGTAAACGCATTTAATATTTTTAAAAACTAAATTATGAAACAGAAACTAAACAATCTAATTTATTATTTTACGCCAGTAACGGACGAGCATAAAGACATTTTAAACACGTCAATTGTGTTTGTTTTGTTTTGGGTGGCTATTTATACATTTTGCTATTTAACTAATCTTTAAAACGAAGAAAATGAACATTGAAGAACTTGAATTCATCGACCAAAACAATCTTTCATTATCTTATGAAATTGACAAGATTGAATTTCACTTAAATTTCACCTGGGAATTCTCAAATTATAACGAAGACGAAGGCGAAGCAAAAATTGACGTTTACGCCGAAGATTGTAAACAATGGATCAACGGCGTTTGTCATCCATACTTTCCGAGCAGCGAAGAAATGCGCGAAGTGAAATCAGCAATTGAAGACATTGTTCTTCAAGATTTGAACGGTTATGGATTGGATGAATGGTTGGAAAGTAAAGAACTTGACGACGATTATTTTGATGAAAACTAAAAACAAAACAAATGAAAGTTACAAAAAAACAATGGAACAACGCAACCGGCAATCTTCAAAAAAGACGCGCGGCATGGAAAAATTTAGATGACAATGTCAAATTAGACGATACAATTCGAAATTATGGCGAGCATTTAGAAAAATGCGGTTACGGCAATTCGATTCTTGATGTTGGTTGCGGATCGCAAACGCTTCGAAAATATATTCCGGAAGGAATTAATTACACTGGCATCGACGCGTTTCCGGTTAAAAATACCGATACAATTTTAATGACAATTGAAGAATCAACATTCGAACCAAAATCATTTGACACGATTTGCGCCTTCGCAATTTTGGACAATTGTTTTGATTTTGACAAAGCTTGTCAAAAAATGAAAGAAATCGCCAGGATCAACATTATCATTTTGACCGGAATCAACATTATAGTTGACAAATATCACACTTACAATTTGCAACTTGAAGATTTCAATCGAAATTTCAACGACATGGAGTTAACATATAGCGAAGAAATTTCGCCAAAAGTTTATTTATTAAATTATAAGCATTATGAAAAAACAAATTAAAATAAAAGAAAACGAATTTACACCAATCCGGCCGAATGTTATGACTTGCGTTCGGTGGTGGCGAAATCAATCTTCACACCAAGACAAGGGCGGAAGCTTCAATCTTGAACTTTACCTTGACTATTTAAGCGAACAAGATTTTAACAATAATAAAACTTTTGAAGATGAAAAGATATAAAGTAACATTTAACTATTTTGAAAGCGGAAAGAAACGAATCGGAATCCGCATCCTGGAAGCTTACGATAAGGAACACGCAATGCAATTAATGTCAATGTGGCCAAAACTAATTTTAAAAGTTGAAACGCTATGAACCAAGAAATGATTCAACGCCTTATTGAAATTTATCCTTTCAAACCAACGAAAGAAATTGCCGATGAATTCGGATTGACAATGTCGCAAGTTTACAATAAAGCTTATTCGATGAAATTGAAAAAAGCGGATAACTATTTATCGACATCCAGTTCGGGACGATTGCAACCAGGATCAACATTGTTTCGAAAATCAAATGGAACTTACACAAAAGGACACGTTCCAATGAACAAAGGACAAAAAATGTCCAAAGATGTTTTCGACAAGGTCAAAGCGACCATGTTCAAGAAAGGCAATCGCCCGGCAAATTGGAAAGAACCAGGAACGATTGAAGCGCGAAAAGATAAGAACGGCCATTTATACAATTACATTAAAATATCGGATTCGAATTGGAAACTTTTTCAACGTCATGTTTGGGAACAAAAAAACGGTGAAATAAAACCAGGATATATTATTGCATTCCGCGACAAGAATCCGATGAATTGCGAAATTGAAAATCTTGAAATGATTACGCGAGTTGAAAACTTAAAAAGAAATTGGCTGCATAATTATCCGGATGAAATAAAAACTTTAATCAAAACTAAAAATAAACTAATAAATAAAATCAAAAATTATGGCACGAAATAAATTAAGCGATTTGCGCGATCACATGTTCGCGGCGCTGGAACGATTGGACGACGAAGAATTGACCAATGAACAAATAAAGAACGAAATTGAAAAGGCGAAATCAATCGCAATGGTTGGCAGCGTGATAATTAATTCCGCAAAGATTGAAATTGATTATTTAAAAGCAACCGGAATGATTGACACGACTTCGGACTTGTTCAAGTCGGTTGTCGGAGTTAAACAATTAAACTAAAAATCATGATTGAAAGAATCAAACAAATTATTGAAGACGAACAATTGAAAAAAAATTGTAATCGTCCGGAAAAAGTTTATCGAAGGTGGTTTTTTTATTGCTACTTACGAAAACAAAAATATTTTTTTCGTGAAATTGGTGAAATTTTTAACAAACATCACGCGACAATTATTCATGGAATCAAACAAGCGGAATTTTTTGAAAAGAAAAAGGATGAATTTTATTTGTTGCATACCAAAGATTTATTCCAGGAATTCAATGACAAAACTTTGTTTTTTGAGAAAAGAAATTTGATTGAAGATGTTGAAAACGCGAAAAACTTCCAAGATTTATGCAAAATTAAGCGCCGAATCAATCAAAACATTTACACGCGTGACGATGCGTGACGATACAAACATCCATTGTCACGGGTTGAAAGTCAATGCCAGTCACAAAACAAGGTCAAAGCGTGACGGTGACGATAGCAAAACAATGAGAGATTGTAGTAAAAATGAAAAAGTGGTTTTTTATCTCAAATTTTTTGAAATTTATCGTCACATCGTCACGCTCGGTCGGAAAGTCAATGTGAGGTTGATTATTAGCCGTGACGATAAACGTGACGATACGCAATTTATCGTCGCGAAATCAACAACATCGTCACGTTTTGAACATATTTGCAAATTATTTAAATTTTTTATTACCTTTACCAAGTTAGATGCAGCAACAAAGATTTTTAAGGCCATTGAACGAGTACCGACTGCATCCGGGAAAGTTCTTTGGCTTTTTTTAATTGACTAAAAATGAACATTCCAAAACTTTCCGTCTTTAAAAGTTTATTTAATAGCAAAGAAACGCCATATACTTTGACGATTCTTGATGTTTACGAACGAATAAAGAACGGTTATTCCGATCTTAATAAAAAGATTGAACGACTTCGCGCAATGGATGAAAATTCCGAAGAACATCGAGCGATGAAAAATTCACTTTTGGCGATTATGTTCAACGGAACATTCAACGAAAGAAATGACAACGGCCTTGTTGAACATTCAGGACTTTGTGTTTTGGATTTCGACGATTATCCGGATGCTGCTACAATGAACGAAGAACGACAACGATTGATTAATTGTCCGTTTGTTTATTTGGTATTCACTTCGCCAGGTGGCAAAGGATTGAAGGTCGTTATTAAGATACCAAAATCAACGAAGGACGAACACAAAAGAAGATTTCAAGCGTTCGAAAAGTACATACAAAGTGACTACTTTGACAAGACATCTTGCAACGTTTCGCGAGTTTGTTTTGAATCATTTGATCCGCAAGCTTACATCAACGAATTTTGTCAAGAATTCACCGACATCGAACAAGAAAAAGGATTTGACTTCACCGAAAAAGCGCCAACATGTATATTGACCGACGAAGATAAAATCATTGACCGGATAATGAAATTCGATTTCGGTTGTTTATTTATAGAAGGATCAAGAAACGCTTATATTTTTAAGGTGGCTGCATGTTTTTGTGAATACAATATTTCAAAAGATACGGCCGAATATTATTTGAAGGCCAATTTTATATCCGAATCATTTACTTTGTCCGAATTAATCTTGACCATTAAAAGCGCGTACAAAAAAGCATCGCCAGGAATCAAATATTTTGAGAATGTCGATTTGGTTCAAAAGGTTAAATTGAAATTGAAACAAGGCGTAAATTTGCGCGACATTAAAAAGCAATTAAACGTTGACGAAGATGTCATCGACGATATCAAAACGGATCTTTCAACTTCGGAGGATATCTTTTGGATAATTGAACAAAAAAAGACCGGTGAATCGATTACAATTGAACCGTTGAAATATGCCGAATTTTTGGTCAAGAATGGATTTAATAAATATTATCCGGAAAATGCTGAAAAACCGACTTTCGTTCGAGTTCAAGAAAATAAAGTTCGTCTTTCATCGGCCGATCAAATAAAAGACTTTGTTCTTCAATTCTTGATGTCACGAGGTGAAATAAAAGTTTGGAACTATTGTTCGAAATCAGTTTATTTATTCA